GTCAGCATTCGGAGGACCAAATATAATAGATGACGGCTTGGTATTATACCTTGATGCCGGTAATAGAAAATCTTACCCGGGTTCGGGTACTACCTGGTTTGATAAATCCGGTAGAGGTAATAATGGAACTTTAACAAATGGACCTACTTTTAATACGGGGTCTTTAGGATCAATTGTGTTTGATGGGGTGGATGATTATATTGGGTTAGGTACACCATCTGTTTTAAATATAACAAGTAATTTAACTATAAACTCTTGGGTAAATTTAACTACATTCCCTAGTGACAATAATAATAGTACTGTATATGAAAAAGGTTATATAGTTCCTAATGAACAAACCTTTTTTAGATTTAATACAACATCTGGAGTAACTAGTTTAGATTGCGGTACTTATAATGGCTCTAATATATTTACTAAACTAACTTTAACAGGTTCTAATGCTAATTTAATTTCCACAGGATCTTGGAATAATTTAGTTGGACAATACGACGGTTCTAATTGGAATATATATGTTAATGGAAATCTTTCATCTCAGACTTTAACAAACCAAGGACCAGTATCATCCGCAGCTCCTATTTCTATAGGGGCAGCCTATATAGTAACAGGTTATGCTAGATTCCTTAATGGTCGTATAGCCATAACACAAGTATACAACCGCTCCCTTACCTCCCAAGAAATCCTACAAAACTACAACGCAACCAAAGGAAGATTTAATTTATAATATTTATACATAAATGGCAATTCAAGTAACAAACACACTAGAGTACAACTCCGGAACTTACACACAACCGTATTTCCGTTTGACCTTACATTACCCTGTAGCAGGAACCCAAGTTCCCGTAGATTGTTTCATGTATCCTTCAAAAGAGGCTTACTTAACAGGTTCAAGTTCAATTGCATGCTGGCCTTTCTACGTTGAGACAGCAGAAGCCCCTGAATTAGAAACTGGTTATACAGTAGTTGATAAATACCTTTACTATGTTACATCAAAAGTTAAAGAAAATTTGGAAGCATCATATCCTAATAGTACATTTGAAATCACAGGTATTCCAACTAAAGCACCTGTGACACCAGAAATAACTGAAGAACAAACCCCAACAGAATAAAAAATATAACGTTATGTCAAATACAATTTTAACCACAGAAGAAATTCAACAATTAACTGAGGTACAAACTCAAGCTCAACAAATTGCTTTAGAATTAGGTAATTTAGAAATCACAAGACTTCAAATCGAAAAAAGAAAAGAAGAAGTTATTACTTTCTTAAATGAATTTAAAGCTAAAGAACAAGAATTAGGAAAATCATTATCTGATAAGTATGGTAATGGTTCTATTGACTTAGAAAAAGGTGAATTTATTCCTGCTTAATTAAATCTTAACTTAAAAATTAAAGGACCTATTTATTGGGTCCTTTCCTTATTTTAAATATTTATAATCAAATACTATGAATATTCCAATTTGGCCCGGCTCATTATCATTTTTTCCTGGTAATACTCCTTTTGGGTTTTATGATAATGACTACCAATTTCAAACCGACGCGGATAAAGTGTCTAGATTTTGTTCTTTGCGTTTAGGTTATCCTATTGAAAATGTTGAATTACAAGATTTAAATTTTTATGCTGCTTTTGAAGAAGCAATAACTGTATATGGTAATGAAGTATATTCTTATCAATTAAGAGATAACTATTTATCATTAGAAGGTGCTACAACCGCCTCTGTTTTAAACAATGCTTTAATTACTCCTAGTTTAGGTCCTATTGTTAGGATGTCTCAACAATATGCTGAAGAAGCAGGTACAGGTGGTAATGTTACTTGGTATAGTGGTTCTGTTACTTTAACTTCTAGTTTACAAGATTATAATTTAGAAGCTTGGGCTACTGGACAAAACATAACTGGTGGTATTGAAATTAAAAGAATATTTTATGAAGGTACTCCTGCAGTTAGCCAATTGTATAGTCCTTGGGCTGGTTTAGGTCCTGGTACTACAGCAGCTGTTGGTTTGTTAGGATTAGCAGGTTATGGACCTTCAACAAACTATGTTTTAATGCCTTTAAGCTATGATGTAGGTACTATGCAAGCGATTGAAATGAGTAACCAAGTTAGATATTCTAACTATACTTTTCAATTAATTAATAACAGATTAAGAATATTTCCAATACCCGGAGGTGATGATAGTGGAACACAATTGTGGTTTAATTATATTAAAGTAGATGATAGATATAATGCTGCTATACAAAATGCTCCTTCTAAAATTACTAATGTAAGTAACACACCTTATAATAATCCAAACTACTCTCAAATAAATGCTCCTGGTAGGAGTTGGATTTTTGAATATACTTTAGCATTATGTAAAGAAATGTTAGGTTATATTAGAGGTAAATACTCATCAATCCCTATTCCAGGTGCTGAAGTTACTTTAAATCAAGCTGATTTAATAAGTGCTGCTACTTCTGAGAAAGAGGCATTAATAACAAGATTAAGAGAATATTTTGACACAACATCAAAACAATCATTACTTGAAAGAAGAGCAGCTGAAACTACTGCCCGTCAAACTGAATTATTACAAGTTCCAATGACAATTTATATAGGATAAGATGGCTCTTTTTGGACAATCACGAGATATTTCAATGTTTAGACACATTAACCGTGAGTTAATGGCGAATATTATCTCTCAAGAGGTAGTGTTTTATAAATGTAATTTAACGGAAACTAAAGTTAATATGTATGGTGAAGCATCATCTGGTAGAGTATTTGATAAACCTGTTTTATTTAATGCTTTAGTAGAAGTTGGTGACCAAACTGCACCTATACAAGATGATTTAGTAGGATTTAACTGGCCTTTAACAGTTAAGTTTTTACGTGATGATTTAGTAGATGCTAATGTTGTTCCTGAAATTGGAGACTTCATTATGTGGCAAGATGCATATTGGGAAATTGATAATGAAAATGTAGTACAATTCTTCGTAGGTAAAGACCCTGATTACCCTTATTATGATGACCAAGGTAACAACCCATTAAATCCAGGTTTAGAAGATTTTGGTTATAACTTATCAGTAATTGTGACTGCCCATTATGTTCCAAGTGATAGAGTTGGTATTGATAAAATGAGATTATAATGGCTAGAGAAAGAAAACCAATTCCCAAAACCCAAAAAGAGATTTCTAACTCTTTAGTAACTCCTTTTGACAAGGAACAAGGTAATCCTAACAATGCTGTTCCTAATGAAAATAATAGAGCTTTACAACAGTCTTGGAGAGGAGATACAGTTAAACCTTACACTGTAGGTATTCAAGATATTGATGAAGCTATTTTTTATTATTTAGAAAATGTAGTTAAACCTTCTGTAATACAAAATGGTGAATATATTCCTGTCCCTGTATTATATGGTTCTCCTGAGAAATGGAAATCATATCAAAGAGATGGTGTTTTAAGAGATAATAAAGGTAGTTTAATGGCTCCTTTAATTATTTTTAAAAGAAATTCTATGGATAAAAATAGGTCTTTAGCAAATAAAATAGATGCTAATAACCCTAACAATTATGGAATATTTCAAAAATCATATAATCCATCAAATGCTTATAATGCATTTAATGTTTTAAATAATAGAAAACCTGAAAAACAACTTTATGCTGTTGTTGCTCCTGATTATGTAACTGTAACTTATTCATTTGTTATTTTTACTTATTATGTAGAACAACTAAACAGAATAGTAGAAGCCATGAATTACGCTTCAGATGCTTATTGGGGTAATCCTGAGCGTTTTAAGTTTCAAGCTAGAATTAATTCATTTGGTTTCCAAACTGAACTAAATGAATCAGCTGAAAGAGTAGTTAGAAGTACTTTTGATGTTGTGTTAAGTGGTTATATTATACCTGATACAGTTCAAAAAGATTCTACAGCTATTAATAAGTTTAATAATAAAACTAAAACAACAATCTTTTTTGAGACCACTGATACTATAGATTAATGGCGTTATTAAGCAAACCAGGTTTAATACCTTTACAGATTGAAAGCAATGGAAATCTAATTACAACCCAAGTTAACAAAATTAACTTTGTAGGGGCAGTTACTGGTTCTGTAGGTAATTTTAATAATGTAACAATACAAATAGGAATAGTTCCTACAGCTTCTTTTGCTATTTCTTCCTCATATGCTTTAGTAGCTACAACGGCATCTTATGCTTTAACCTCTACTTCAGCATCTTATGCCTCAGCTTCTACTTCAGCATCTTATGCTGCTACAGCTTCATTTGTAGCTGGTGGTGCAAGTGGTTTTCCTTATACAGGTTCAGCCCAAATAACTGGTTCATTAGGTATAACAGGATCATTTTCACAATCAGGTTCTGCTAATATATTTTTACAAGGGTTAATAAACCAAACCACAGCAACAACCCATGTTGTAACATTTAATAATGCCACTGGACAACTGTTTATAACCGCCTCATCTGCTTTTGGTGGCGGAGGTGGTGGAGGTGCTCCTGGTGGCGCTACAAACACTATACAATTTAATAACGCTGGAACTTTTAGTGGTAGTGGTAATTTTACTTTAGTAGGAGGTAATTTTGTTTATTTAACAGGATCACTTTTAGTAACAGGTTCATCCCAATTTTTAGGACCAGTTACTGGTTCTTCATTTACTGGCTCATTTACAGGTTCATTATTTGGTACTTCAAGTTGGGCATCAAATGCAATAACAGCATCCTATATAATTTTAGCTCAAACCGCATCTTTTGTAACTACTGCTCAAACTGCCTCTTATGTAATTTTAGCTCAAACAGCATCTTTTGTAACTACTGCCCAAACAGCTTCTTTTGTAACTACATCCCAAACTGCATCTTATGTTTTACAAGCTGTAAGTGCTTCCTTTGCAAATTCATCTAGTACAGTTTATATTGCTTCAAATGGTGGAACAGATGCTAACTACACCTTAGTATTTAAAAACAGTCCTGGTGCTTTAGATAATTATTATCAATTAGCAGCTGACGGTGCAAATGGTCCATACTATAATCCTTCAACTAATGTTTTAGGAGGTACAGGAGGTATTACTATAAGTGGTAGTATTGGTAGATTCAATATAATAACAGGAAGTGTATCAATTACTGGTTCATTAACAGGATCATTATTAGGTACTTCATCTTTTTCTACCACTGCTTCATATGCCTTATCAGCAGCAACATTCCCATATAATGGCTCAGCAATAATTTCCGGGTCATTAGGAGTAACAGGTAGTATAAGTCAAGCAGATGATTTAGGGGGGTTAAGTATAACTCAAGAAATTATTAATTCATCAATTCCCCTTGGTTTAACTGCTGTAGTAACAAAAACAATATCAGGCCCTGCATCTATGTTTTTAGATTATCAAATAGTATCAGGATCTAACCAAAGAACAGGTACTATTATAGCTAATTTTAATCAATTTGGAACTCCAACTTCAACTTACTATGAAACTGTGACTGCGGATATAGGTAATACATCAGTGATATCATTTTCAACAGATGGTACTCCTCCGTACACAATACAAGCAAACAACTCTGGACTAAATCCATTTACACTCAAAGCAATTTTAAGATACTTCTAATATGGCAGGTGAATTAATAATAAAAAACGGATTAATAGTTTCAGGTTCAACAAGTATATCAGGTTCAATAATTGCAACCTCATTTACAGGATCATTTTCAGGTTCTATAATATCAGCCTCTTATGCTGCTACTGCTTCTACTGCTGCAACAGCTTCTTTTTTCTTAGGTAGTATTTCAAACGCTACTTCTGCTTCATTTGCTTCTACAGCTTCTTTAGCTCCATTATATACTTTAGTGAATGCTACATCATCAATGTTAGCTCCATATTTGTTAGTCACAAATACTAGTTCATTTGCGACTACTTCTCAACTAGCAACATATTTACTAATTAGTAATACAAGCTCTATGTTGTCTCCTTATACTCCTAATTCACAGACTGGGTCATTTATAAGAAGTAATCAAACATCGTCAATGTTGGCTCCGTATTTGTTAATTGCAAATACAAGTTCATTTGCAACAACATCTCAATTAACTTCTTATTTACTAATCTCAAATACTGGATCTATGTTAACTCCATATTTGATAACATCAAGAACATCATCTTTTGCAACAACTGGTTCAAATAATTTTAATGGTAACCAAATAATTACAGGTTCAATAACATCAACAACAAATGTTGTAGCAGCTGGTAATATTGAAGCCCAAGTTAATCTAAAATCAATGAATCAGTCTGGAGATGAAGGAGGAGAGATCTTCCTTAATGCACCTGCTACAAATACAACTATTCCAACTGGTGTAACTATAGATGTATACCAGAATAGACTTAGAATATTTGAACAAGGTGGTGCAGCTAACGGATATTATCTCGATATGCCTTCAGGTTCTGCAGGTGTAGGAACAAATTTAAAACCAGCAGGATACAACGGTACAGTCAATATTTTTGGAAATCCTCCAGGTCAACAAAATTTAAACTTCACAGATGGTATTTTAATAAGTGTTACTTAATTTTTCTTTACATATATTTATAACAAATGGCTGTATTATCTAAAACTGGAATAACAACAGGAGCAACAATCCAAACAGGTCATGTTACTCAATCTGTAGATGCTTTTACTGGATTAGCTTCTTATGATATAACTCTATCAGGTTCTTTAACATTAACTGGTAGTTTAAACCAATCTGGTAGTGTTAGAATATCAAACGCTGTTACTGCTTCATCATTTACAGGTTCATTTATTGGTTCTTTAGCTGGCACATCCTCAGCTGCTCAACTTTTAAATAATGTTAATGCTTCTTATTATCCAAGTGCTAGTGTAAACTTTATAAATGGAGCTTTAGGTGTATTAGCAGGTTCATTAAAATTAAGTTCAGGTGTTAGTGCTGTAATTGCTCCAGCTGCTTTAACAGGAAAAAGATTCCAAACTCAATATTGGGTCACTGCTACTAAAGCCTCAGGTTCAACATCTCCAGGCAACAATGCTTTAATGATTCAAGAAACAGCACCATTAGCTGGTTCATTTCTTATTAAAGATATTGGAGCTTCGACAAATGATGATGTAAACTTTATTATTGTTTACACATAATAGCTTGTTTATATACAAGAGTTTTATTTTAATTGTTTTATTTTTTAAACTTTTTAACATATTTATAACAGAATAAAAACTAAAAAAAAATGGCATCAACTTTAATATCACCTGGCGTACTAGCATTAGAAAATGACCAGTCATTTATCTCCCAACAACCTGTAGTTGTTGGAGCCGCTATTATTGGTCCTACAGTAAAAGGTCCAGTTGAAGTACCAACAATTGTTACTACTTACAGTCAATACCAAAATATCTTTGGTACTACTTTCACATCAGCTAGTAATGCTTACACTTATTTTACCTCAATAGCAGCTTATAACTATTTTGCTAATGGTGGAGATACATTGTTAGTAGCAAGAGTAGTTAGTGGTTCTTACACTTCAGCTACAGTAGCTGTTTCTAGCAGTACTAGTACTTCAGGATCCTTTATTTTAGAAACTATATCTGAAGGTACTATTATGAACAGTTCAAGCTCATTAGATGCTTCAGGTTCATTAGCTTCAGGTTCAGGGGATAATGTTAGATGGGAAATTCAAAACTCAAGTACATCTTCTGGTACTTTTACTTTATTAGTTAGACAAGGTAATGATACTACTGTTAGTCCTGTTGTTTTGGAAACTTGGACAAATTTATCATTAGATCCTTTTGCTCCAAACTACATTTCAAAAGTAATTGGTGATGTTGATAATGTTTATAACAGCACATTTAATCAAATTATGTTAACTGGTTCTTTCACTAATGCTTCTAAATACATTAGAGTAAAATCAGTTGTTAACCCAACTCCTAACTACTTTGATAATAATGGTGTAGCAAAAGCTCAATTTACTGGATTTATTCCAAATAACCAAAGTGGTTCATTTAGTGGAGCTGTAGGTACTATTGCTACAAACGGTCAATTCTATGATGCAATTACTGATGGTCAAAGATCTCAAGGTATTCCAAGTGGTAGTTACACTAACATGGTTAACTTATTAGCTAATACTGATGATTACCAATTTAATGTATTATTAACTCCTGGATTATTTAATTTATTACAACCTTCAACTGTCACTACAATTATTGCAAATACTGAAAACAGAGGTGATAATATTTATGTACTTGATTTAGTACCTTATAACTCTTCAGTAGCAACAACAACTGCTCAAGCTCTTTCTAGAAATACTTCATATGCTACTTCTTATTGG